ATAGATGCTGCATAGTGAACCGTCATTCGTGGTTCTTGCTGCGAATAATCAAAGCTACCCCACTTACATCCATCTTCAGGAATGAATAAAGATCTAATCATAGGACCAAACTCCTTGTTCCTAGCTGGTACCTGCTGCAGGTTAGGATGAGACATTGATAATCTCCCCGACACAGTTCCACCATTATCCGATCTCAGTTGATTTATTTCACCGTGTATTCTTCCATCCACCTGGTATTTCATGATAGAAGATAAGAAGGTGTTATGAAATTTATTTATTTCTCGCGCTTTAACAATTAACTTTGCAATTTTATGTTTACAGTTGAACAACCAGTTTTGGGTAAATGATGGCTCGCCTGTTTTTGCAGTCCGTGGATACTCTATCTTCAACTTATCAAAAGCTATGGCAATCTGGCGTGCTGCCCAAATGTCTATGTCTGTTCCTGATTCTTTTTTTATTGCCATCAACAATTCTTTTTCTTGGTGTTGCATTTTTGTTTGTAATTGTTGAGCTAATTCCACTTGTACTCTTACCCCTCTTTGACGCATTTTTATAAGCACTGGTAATAAATTAGATTCTAATTCCCATACGGTTCCTAAACTTTGTTGAACAATTTCTTTTTTAAGTTGCTGCCACAATAGGTACGTGAGTCGTGCATCTTGTTCAGCATAAAATCCAACATGCTCCGCAGGTAACTTCCACATCTCGGCTTTGGGATCTACGCCATGATCTTTAGCTGCTAAGATTAAATCTGTTTCTGCTTTAATTTCCCCCAGGTAATCTTTAGATAAAGCATTTAAAGAATAAGAGAATCTATTTTCATCAACGATAGCTGCAGCTACCATTGTATCAATTATCTCTCCATTAATTTTATAGCCTTCCTTTTCTAACCAGCCCACATCATACTGAGCATTATGAAAAATTTTAGTACAAGGTAAAGCACACACATCTTTAATATAATTTTGTACTTGTTCCGGTATCATGTTACCACCACCGAAATGTTTAAAGGGATAGTATCCTTGCCAGCCCTCGGTCGCTACTGCAAAACCTATAATGTTACCATTACCTGTAGCCCATCCTGCCCCTAGGCCAGATGCAATGCCATCGTCTCGAGTTTCTAAATCAATTGCTATTTCTTTTGCGTGTGAAAGATCTTTATATTCTGCAGGACAAGACCAAATATGTTTTTTAAAGTTCATTGATAATTGTAAACTCATGCAGTTTTTACTTCCGCTGTAGTTTCAATCCATACTCTAGCGCCACAACTTAAAGGTTTAGTAGGTTTATAAACAACTTTACTAGGTCCTAAAATACTAACTTCATGAGCATACGTATTAGACTTACTGGTTTTAATTGTAATAACAGGGTCGTTAGTGCCGTGTTTTTTATTAGCTTTAATCTTATGCATATTTACATGTATTCTTTTAAGTAAACTCATGCGTAGTCTCTCTCTTTAATCATTTCTAAATAATGGATTGCTTTGTCTATATCTTTTTCTTTTCCTTTCTTTTTATGTCGGCAAATATATTTAATTGCATTCCCCTCGGCGAAGGGAAGGTTATTTTCATTTATGAATTCTGCTGGCTGAATTTTCATTCCTCTGTAATGATCACCATCGACCTGCTTATTTAAACTATCATAAGTGGTTGATTTAAAGAGGTTTTTGTCCGTCATTCTTTTTCTCTTTCCTATTCAATCGGATCTGAGCTTCTTCTGTTATTTTTAATATATCTTTCCACCCAGTTTCTTTTTTTATTTTCTTTATCATATTTTTTAAGTCTTGATAATACTGTTTATCTGGTTTGTTCTTGGACATAAACTAAATAATCTGCTCCCAATGGATAGTTATATTTGTAATCCGTTGTTAACAAATGAATCGTATCTCTAGCACGAGTTGCACCTGTATACCAGACTTTTTTTTCATCAATTTTTTCTTGTTTTGTTTTACTTTTAAAGTTGGATGGAAAATTTCCTTTTCCATATAAAACCACATGATTGGCTTCTCCACCTTTTACTGAATGAATGGTATCAATAATAATCTGAGGATCTTCATCTAGTTGTTTTTGACCATACCGACGAAGAAGTCTTAAAAAATAAATAATTTGTCGTGGAGTAAAATTTCTTCTTAAAATCCACCACCATTGTTTCTGCTGCGCTTCATCAGGTAGATCTAATCCACACCATTCTTTTAAATCTTTAAAATTATACTCTTTAAAATCAGGTTCATTAATCCAAAATTTAGTAGCTCTGTAGTCTGGACTTTTAAGTTCTCTAATATACTTATACATTTTTTCTGCTTGACGTTTATCTATTTTTTTACCGGAAGATATTCTGGTCCAAGCTTTAATGGCTTCCCATTGAGAAGGATCAAAACATTTATTATTATCATTATCGGAATAATATAATCCTGCATCTTTGGCTACCATTCTTAATTCATTTACTGTGCTATTAATTCTTCCTAAGATGTACCAAGTTCCTTCTAATTGAGAAAAAGGAATCTCCTTAAAATTTAAATATCTTTTTACAAATCCTTTTTTATCTACATGTTCGTAATCTTTTTCTTCACTATCTAATATTCCTCGTCTAATAATTTGAGAGAAGTGATGCACAGCTTCGCCAAACCTTTTTGTTTTTCTTAATTTAACTTTTCGACCTGGGAAGAAAGTAGTGAAATATTTAGGATCAGCACCATTCCATTTATATATTCCTTGGTCATCATCTCCTGCTAAATAAATTCTATCTATCTTATCTGCCATTTTGTAAATGACAGACCATTGTAATGGAGTACAATCCTGAGCTTCATCCAGTATTAATATTTTAAGGGGTGGAAAATTTACTTCATCAATTGCTCTTTCAATCATATCATCAAAATCTATAAAGGATCTTTCCCCTCCAGACTTCTTATAATTTTCATAAGTTTTTATTTTTCTTATAAATACATCTAATGAATCTCTTTTGTATGATTCTCTTTTATAGATGTCAGTTGGGTTGGCTAACATATTTCGGGCTTTACTATAAATAGATAAAGACCAATCCTTATAAGTAAAATTATCATCAGCTAATCTTTTATCACTACTCTTAACAATTTTAGTTTGTAATGCATAATCAATCATACAATCTTTAGGATCAAAAACTTCCTCTTCAAAATATCTTCTGCAATATTTGTGAAGTGTTTTAAATCTTTCAAAATCGTTAGTGTTGTATTTAGGAAAAGCTTTTAATGCTCTTTCCACAGCGGTGTTAACTGCTTTATTAGTAAAAGAAATAAAAGCTATTTCATTTGGATTAATTCCTTTTCTTAAATATTTTTTAAGAACGCGTTCGATTAAAGTATGAGTCTTACCTGTACCTGGGGGTCCAAAAATTTTAATCGTTTTGTGGTATAGGCTTTTTAGATTCTTTAGTTCTGAATTTTCCGGTATGGAATTCATCGTCTAGCTCCGTTGTGGTTTTCTTCTTTGTAGTTTGTTTTATCTTAACATGGTTTACAAACTCAGGCATGGTTACATACCATACATTTTGTACACCTTCAAAATAGTCATGTCTTTGGCAGCCTAATAATTGAAAGGCTTCCATAGTATTTTTAAATTTTTTATTTCCTGGACGCGATAACCAATTATTAAGTGTACTTCTTTTGAAATAACACATATTAGTTTTAGAATCTAAAACTACATATCCATCTTTAAGTTTTTCAAAATCATCTTGTTCAATTGTTTGTTCAAAAAAAGCTTTTAGCACATCATATTTTTCTTCTTCTATAGTATCTGTATATTTAGCCTGTTCATTTTCAATGGCTCTTTTAGTAAGTTCCTGTAACATTAACTCAAACAAGGGGGGACCTTTTCTTTGTCTTGGAAGAGTCATCCAATATAATCCATACTTTAATAATTTAATTCTCCAACATTTCTCATCTCGCATGTCTTCGGGTTCCACCGTGATCCGTTGTTCTTTATAAGTGAAACTAAAATAAATAGTCTTAGAGTCTCGGGTATAAATAATATCTTCAAACTCATCCATAATGTCAGGAACCTGCGGTCCTATCCCTAGTTTACGAAGTTTACATAAATCTTTATTACAAATAGGTGCTAACTCATTATGTTTAGGGGGACATTTATAATGATAGCTACTTTGCTTAACTGATTTAGCTACCGCTTTAGCCTCATTAATACTTAAAGGTTTAAGAAAACATTGTTTATTTCTTTGAATTGCTATCTCTTGGAATGTCTTAAGATCTAAGTTTCCATCTGTTTTTTTATTCTCTAAAATCATTACATTAAATAAGAAATTATTACGATTGTTAGATGGCCAAGGTTCTGTTATAAGTTTTTGAACACAAGGAGGATAGTGTTGCCAATCAGCTTCGGGTTCATATGCATTTGTTTTTAAGTTATACAATTCTTTTACTGTTAGTCTTCGTTGTTCTGCTAGATCTAAGAATGCTCCTATCATCAGTGGATTTGAATTATCATCAAAGGCAAATTCTACTGTTGCGTTCATTTTGTAGTATGGCATTGTTACTGCTTTATTCATCGGAAATACTTCATTAGCCATAAAGAAAGTATCATTCCATTCATCTAGTTTTTTACGGACATCATCTACCGATGCCCAATCTTTTAAAAATAAAAATAAGTGTAGTCCTCCAGATTTAGATTTAACTGGAACTAAAGGAAGTTGATACTCTTTTATAATATCAACATATTTTTTTTGAGAATAATTTTTATAAGTGCCGGGATCTACATCAATACAACCCCATTTAACTTTATCGTTGTTTTCTGGACGGAGGCCCATACGAGTTACTCCGTCCAAATGGGATTGCCAAACCTTTTTCGTCACAGGTTCGTGAACCGTGCGATATTCAGCTTGGCGTTTCCCTCGTTCATCGACTTCCCCTGTCAGAGAAGTCGTAATGAACTTGTCAGGATCCCCTTCAAAAAGATCTACTAACCGTTGGAGCATCTTTAGAACGGTGTAGCAGTTTTCTTAGTTTCCTGATTTATATCCGTTGACGAATAATCAACCTTACCAAAGATATCCATTGCTTTCGCGGTGTTATAAAACTCGCGAGTAATCTCAAGAGACTTAGCATGTTTTTCAGTAGTTAAAAAGTCGTTAAACTCTACTACCCATCCATACCAATGGTTTTGAGAATTGGATTCCTTAGTAGTTGTCAACTTATAAGTAGTCGCCCATGTAGGCGGTCTAAAGAAACCTTTAGCACCTTTCATTCGACGAGTTTGCATCATCGAATTCCAAGTTTTAGATTTCTTCTTTTGAGTTGACTTCATGCTAATTAATGCCTGCTCTTGAGGAATATAATCTTTATCTAAGATAAAGACAAAATGATTCCCTGTGTCTTCGACATAATTACCATTAGGCAGCCTATCCTTATTATCATCACCTCTGGAAGTTTCAGACATAATCGCTGGATCGGTATGTATTTTTACAGGTCGTCCAGGACTGTCGCCTCTGTCTTTCCACTCATTGAAAGTGTTGATATATAAACAAGGAACTACAATGATACCTGATTTTCCTTTCCACAGATTACCTGTAACTTCATTGTAGATATCACCTTGTTTGGCTGACTCAATATACTTACCATCATCTTCGTTTAATACCGGAGAGTTGGCATAAAGTATTTTGAGTATTGGAAGCTTAGTGTCTCGAGCCGTTATAAACTCTTGACCCTCGCCAGCGGATCCTTCCAAATCTATTGCTTGTGGCAAGTTTTGCTTTTTTTTCTCTAGCTCTTTAGCTTGAGCCGTGTTTGCTTGTTGCATTATTCCTCCTTCGTGGTTAGTTTAGTTTTACTAGCAACATACACACCGAAAACGTCAGACGGAACGTTCTTACCATTTTGAATTTGTTCTTTTACAAACGCCTTCAAAGTCATAGGTTCCACTTTTTCGGTTTGTTTAACGGTATGCCCTTTGGATCTCAAGTCTTCAACTAAAGATTTCGCTTCGTTATCTTGATTTCTTCCAAATGAAAGCATAACATTATTTTTGATTAAATCCCCATGACCATTACTTCGAAGCCAAGTAAAGGCTTCTTCGGTTCTGGATATAGGAATTCTTGCAGAGTAGAATGGTTTAACTTCTACCTTTGTACCATCAACAAGTTTAATTGCTGTGGTACCTGCTTTGTGCATTAAGTCTGGAATAGTTTGCTCAGAAAGAGTAGTTTCAGTATTTTTCAACCATTTAAGTTTTTCTTCAAACGCTGATATTTCATTCTGAGTTTCCAATAACTTATTGCAAGACTTTGCGATGTCTATTATCATCGCTGTATCAACCTGTATGGTTGATTCTGCCTCTAAGTCCATAAGATCCTCCTTTTCCCATGTTCATACAATTTCTGTTTGACGAATGCAAGAAAAAAATATAAATATTTTTTATGCAAAAATATGAGTATAAAACTCAACCCTATGAACACCAAAGAAAAGCGTTGAATAATGGAGGACTTCTTAAAAACTATGCTTATTTTATGGAAATGGGTACTGGTAAAACAAAAGTTGCAATAGATAATGTAGCTTATTTATGGCAAAATAAAGAAATTAAAGAATGTGTGGTTATAGCACCTAATTCTGTTTATACCAATTGGGTTCAAGAAATAGTAAATCATTGTCCTCTTCCTACTAATATTTGGTGTTGGAAAATAAGTAAAGATAAAGAATTAATTAAATCAGATAAAGAAAATAAACTTTTATTTACTTTAATGAATGTTGAAGCTTTATCTCACAAATCTGGACAAAAATGGTTGCAAAATAGAATCAATCTAAATGGAAAATCAATGATGATGATTATTGACGAAAGCACAACCATAAAAAACCCAACAGCACTACGCACCAAAGCAATCTGTAAATTAGGTACAGCGGTAAAATACCGAAGAATATTAACGGGATCGCCAATAACAAAGTCTCCATTAGACCTTTATACTCAATGTGCCTTTTTAAGTAAAGCATTATTAGGGTTTGAATCTTTCTATACATTCAGAGCTAGATATGCTGTGATGCACCAAATCCAAATGGGAGGTAATCAAATATTAGTACCCAAATATTATACTAACTTAGATGAATTGGAGTGGAAATTAAAATCATTTTCTTACAGAGTTAAAAAAGATGAGTGCTTAGACTTACCACCTAAGTTGTATCAACAACGACAAGTAAATTTATCTACAGAACAAGCAACTATTTATAATCGTTTAAAAAAAAGAGCTAGAGCACTGATTGAGGATAAAACGGTTAGCTTTAATAATAAACTTACGGAAATATTAAGGCTACACCAGGTCTGCCAAGGGTTTTTGAAAACAGATGAGGGGACTATTCATGAATTTAAAAATAATCCTAAATTAAAAGAATTAATGGCTCTTCTCGAAGAAAGTGATGGAAAGGTTATTATATGGGCTAACTATGTGTATAATATAAAACAAATTAAAGCAACCCTGGAGGAACGCTATGGAAAAAATTCAGTGGTTTCAATATTCGGAGAAGTTGATGTTGAAGGTCGTAAAGATGCTGTTAACAACTTTCAACTTAATGATAGATGCCGTTTCCTTGTTGGTAATCCTGCTACTGGTGGCTATGGTCTTACCCTTACTGCTGCTCGGTATGTTGTATATTTCAGTAATTCTTACAATCTTGAAGTTCGGTGGCAAAGTGAAGACCGTGCGCACCGAATTGGTCAGAAGGATAAAGTTACTTATATCGATTTAATGGTACCCGAATCATTAGATGTGATGATTATGTCTGCTCTTGATAGAAAAATTAAATTAAGTGCTCAAACTCTTGGAGAAGAAGCAAAGCGATTTTTGTCGTAAGGAAAAAATTGTCGCGGCTAGAATTAAACCTGTCACACAGTCGTCCTTCTAGAATTCAATAAAAATATTTTTTCTTAAAATTTTCAAAAACTCAATTTGGTATAATAGGGAAATATAAAAAAAGGAGCAAGAATGACATTTGAATGGAAACACCCTAAATACTATAAAGAGTTAGCCAGAATAAGAAAGGAAGAAGAAGAAAAAGAAAAAGCTAAAGAAGAAAGAGATGGGAAACAATGGGATGAGGAGTTTGAATCGGAAAAAATTTAAGCCCCTTCTTTCTTCAATTGATCATAGCGATCCACGCGTTCAAGCCAAAGATTTTCATATTGATTTAAAAGTGCATTGTCCATTTTAAATTCTTGATACAATCCATCTTTAGTACAAATACAAATTAAACCTTGGTTAATAGGTCCATATTGTTCTTTATGAGCTAGAGAATAAGCAGCTATTTGATAATAATAATCTATGACATACTCTTCTCGTTTGGGGCGGTTGCTTTGCTTGAAGTCAATAATAGTAGGAATATTATTATATTCTCCTACTGCATCAGTTGATCCTGCCCATCTATCTTTGTAAGCCAGGTTAACTTCATTTCCGTAAATAATTTTTAAAGGTCCTAGGTTATTTATTATTTCGTGAGCCATGAGTCGTGCTTGGGCTCCATCTTCAGAAAGATTTAAATAACCTTGCCCATTTAGATATTGTTCTAATACATAATGCATCTCTGTTCCTCTAGTGGCTGCTTGCTTAGTTATTCTAGCAGCTTCTTGGTAGCCCACTCTTTCTCTCCATTTGTCTAGGGATTTTTTCTTTTCTTCTGATTGAGTAGCGCTTAAGATTGTAGTAACACTGGGAACCTTTTTGTCTTTAACAGCATAGGTTCGTGGGCCGTGATCATCGTCACGTTTATAGGATTCGTATTGATATTTATTCAGACGTCTAAAGTCTTTAATAATAAACTTTTCTTTTTCCTTTATAAGTAACACACCTACTTTTATAAAACTCTAAAGAGTAATGCAACAATTATTCCTAGCATAGAAGTTAATAAAAAACCTGAAGTTCCTATTAGAATTTTCTCTAGCCTACTAACATCCTTTCGAAGTGCTTCAATTTTATCGTGTGTTTGTTTTTGCATAATTCTGCAGAGCTTTTCGTGGTCCGTGATTCGTTGGTGTGCTAACTCGTCTACTTTTTTAGGCATTTCTATTAGCTATTCCTTGCCCAAGATTATCTTGCGGCCATAAGGATTGGTATTGAGCAGCTTTATTTCCGCCACCCTGGGGAAGGTTTGCAAACGATCCACCCATAGGATCAGGACCTGTTACCTGTTGGCCTGTTGTTTGTGCTGGAGGTGGAGTACCACCGGCCATTGCTATTCTATCATTATTAGTTGCTTGCATTTCTTTTTCTAATCCGTTTCTGACACCCATTAAAAAGTTATCTCCTGCGGCTAACGCAGATGTAGAAGATTTACCTAATGCATTTTCAAGATTATAAGATCGTTGTCTCACAGAAGGAATTAATGCATTCTTATTCCACACTGGAGAGGGTACTTTTTCTGGAGATGTATTTAAATAATTCTGTATCTCTTCAAAATCTATTTTATTTGGATTAACTTTTGGCATATCTTTATCTTCATCTGCCATAGCATTCCACCACTTAGCAAATAGACTTCTTAAAGTTTTTCCTCCTTCAACTGAAGGATTAAGTAGCATTCTACTTACTCCTTCTCCTCCAATTTTTTGATCTATTCTTTCCATCTCAGTAAATAAATCATAAGTTCTTTTTAAAGCAGCCGGGTCTCCTAGCCATCCTCCAATGTGTCTTCCTAAAAGAATTAAAGCAGCAGATCCTGCGAGACCTCCTAAGCCTCCACCTACAGAACCCATAAGTAATGTTCCTCTAGCTACTCCTTGTCCTAAACTCATTCCACCAGCCGCTCCTAAAGTTAGTTTTCTTTGTACGAATACAGAAGGATCAGCAATTCCTACTTCAGCTTCTCTTCTCATTATTTTAATCATTGTTTCTAAATGATGTAAAGCTTGTTCACCTCCCTTTCCTCCGCCATACAGTTGAATTAATTTATTCTTGGCTGCAGCAATGTCTGTGTCCTCTCCCACTAGCCCTAAGTTTTTAGCAAATCGTTCTACATTAAATCCTTGTACTTCATTAGGTCCTACCTTTAATGCTTTCCAAGGCTTATCTCCTAAACCAGATTGTAAAAGTTTATCAGGGTTTATTCCTTTCAACCATGTATCAGAAACAAACTCATCATTAATTTCATCAATGTATCTTCGATTCATTAGCCCGCTAGACTTCGCTTCTTCTAATAAACTAAATAAACTTCTTTCTTCTAAAGCTCTTGGTGCATAATCAAAAGAACTTTTAAATGCATCATAGATATATAGTTCTCTAAATCTATCAAACATTTCAGTTCCTGTTTTGTTTTTACCATAGCCCATTAAAGTTTTTAAATCTTGTATAGCAAAAGGACTTGTAGATCTAAACACAGATCGAATAGCCTTGGCCCACATTTGATCAGGATTAATAGTAGCTCTTCCAGTTATTCCTACTAAACCTAAGTTAGTAAAAATTTCTGAATCTACTTTACGTATATTTTTTGCAGTCGGAGAGTAGTAAGGCATAATAGAATTATGAAAAAAACTATTAGCTTCTAGTTGAGCTTTTTGTACTTCATCAATTCCTTTCATTATCTTACCAATGTATTGTTCTCCTGCTTCTGCTCCGCCTTGTGCTACGATACTGTCATAAGATTTTTTAACTGCGCTAGTCTTTAATAATTCTTGCATTGGGTTTCCACCACCAATAGATGCCCAGTCTTTTTCTAAAGCAGTTCTTAAAGCTTGAACAAAACTTCTAGGGTCTTCTAGTTTGGTACTAGGTAAAACTTTAGTTAACATTTTTTGTAAACCTATAGCCTGTTGGGCCGTGATATTACCATCGTTTTGTGTTAACCATTTTAATTCTTTTATAAAAGCTACTAACGGATCATCAAATTCTGTTACCGGAGACTGTGCCCCTACTCTAGCAGTTAAACCTTGCGTCTCTCCATACAATTGAGGGTATTGAGCTTGTAATCTTTTTAATACTTCATCTGCCCATACTCCAACGTGTTTAGTTGGAACAATTTTTAAATCTTCTAGGCCATGATACTTAGTAGCATCTAATACTTTTTCATATTTAGTAGAAATAACATTAAACATCTCTTGAAAGTTTCTTCTAAATTGAGGAATTGATCCCAGTGCTAATAGTTGAGTATGTGACATAGGAACCGCTGCATTAATATTATCTAAATAATTATTATAGAATTGAACTTCTAACTTGTTTCTAAATTTTTGACGCTTACCTGCTATCCAGGGAAATACTCCAACTGATTTATTAAATTGTCTAACAAATCCAGCAAAGGCTCCGTGGTTTTCATTCATGACTGCTGATAAATTAGTATCATAACCATACTTGTATGCATTCTTAGCAATAATTTCTGCTTGCTTACCTTTCATACCTAAAATTCCTTTAACCCCACTTCCTATTCCTCCTAACAAAGGCATTAATAAAAAGCCACCTGCATTAAATAGCATTGCATTCGACATAGCTTTATTTGCGTGAACAATCTCTTGTTCTACTGGTGAAAGTTTATCTATTTCATTTTCACTTACTCTAGCTAAATCTTCATGTGTTGCCCCACCGGTATCAGTAAGTGCTTCAGCAACTCCATAGGTAATAGATCCCATTCCAGCTCCTGCCATACCAAGACCTTGTGATTTTAATTCTGTTTGTAAAAGCTGACTAGGAGAGTAGTACATTCTACCACCTTTCATTCCCAATCCATACTTAACTTGTTGTTGTGCTTTATCAATTCCTCTAGCAACTCTATTCCAGACAGCTGCAGTTCTTCCAAGAAGACCTACCATCTTACCTGCGGGAGATCTAATCATTATTTTCGATGCAAGGTTAGACATTTTGTAAGCGTTGTTTCCTAGATTAACTAATCCATAGTTTGCTCTGCCTCCTGATGAAATAAATGCCTGAGCTATTTTATTTCTATCCTGAATGTAAGGCATTAAACTTCCAGCTACATCTCCTACTAATTCAAAGTCTAATCTTTTTAATCCTGTTGCTGCTTCAAAAGGTCTAAGCTGTGCCTCTTTATCTCTAGCTAATGTTTCAGCTGCAGCTCCTTGCTCTTCCATCATGGCACCTACATTAGGATAGCCTTTTAGCATTCCAGTTTTGAAAGCTTTGTCTAATCCCATTAACTGCTCTCTATTTAAAGTAGAAACGTCTATTGCATTATTATCTATTGCTTTTTGTAATGCTGCTATTGATGCCATTATTCCCCCGGTACCGGAATGGTAGTTAAAATATCCGCTGTCTCTGCTTGATTTATTTGTTTTGCCGCGTTACCCATTTTCCATTGATTAATATATGGAATGACAACAAATGATTCTAGGAATGCACTATTGCCTCCAGATTCTAAATAATTATTAGCATCAGTATTAAAGTTTCCAATCAATTGTGCTTGAAGTGCTCTGTATGCAGATTTAATTGTTTTAGCAGTAACGTTTTGGTTTTTAAATGGTCTAGGAATTATACCTAATGCACCTGTTCTTTCAGCTGCTGCTTCAATATCCCATTTAGTTAAACGGTCTTCATGTTTGTTAGCGTTTGCAATAATATATTTTAATCTTGTTTCAATTAAAGCTACCTGCATCAGTTGGTCTAGTTGTTGTTGGCTTACTTTACCATTGTACTCTTTCATTACTTCTGCTCTAGCTGCCTCCATATCTCTTCCATATTCCCTTTGGATCCATTCTGCGTGGGTCATTTTTTCCTTACCAATACCTAATACACCACCTACTTTTACTTCCCTTGTGTCTAAATTGTCAGCAGCTAAAATTGTATTATCAATATAATTACCCATACTCATTCCTTGAGTATATTTATTCTCGTAAGATTGGTAGCTATCCATAGCTCCTTTGTAATCTTCTGTAATTAGTTTCCATCCCCCTTCCCAACCTAGGACTTCATCAGGAGCGCTTAAGACATAATTTACATATTGTAATCCAGTTGCAGCACTACTTAATTTGGTTCTCATTTTATGTTGAGTTGTACCTGAAACTTCCATACTTCGTGGATTTTGACCTTGGAAAGGAATCCAGGCGATCGTTCCGTCAGGGTTTTGAGTTTGCATTAACCATTGACCATATTCATCTTCCCTAACTTCTAGCACCCGTTTACCATATAAAGCATCAGGATCATCAACCATCACATGTTTAACATCTCCTATTACTTTTTGTGCACCTGGTTTATTGTCTTCTTGAGCTTTTAAGAAAGCAATAGCTAAGTCTTTATCAAATGCTCTTTGAGATTGGTTTAATGCTATAGCTGTATCAACTACGGGGCCTGTAGACTGTCCTACGACATCTAAGAATCCTTTTAATCCTTTTTCTCCAGACTTATTGGACATCATTCCAGATGCTAGTTTCATTAGTAATAAATCTCTATCATTACCTTGAGCCCCTGTTAGATCAGTAATTTGGTTTCTAAATTTTAAAAACTTATCTTTAGTTCCAAGATCTGCACTATTAAATTCTTCTTTTAAAACTTTAGCTTGTGTTTCTGCATCTTTAAGTTTTTGTGCTTCTAATATTGCGGCTTCATCTTCATTAAGAGGTGTTCCTCCTGATGGTGGAATAGTTTCAGCCGTTAGAATATTCATTTCATTAGGATTACCTCTATCATAATCTCCTTCTACTCCTGTTTGTCCTTCTCTTACTGCAAAATCAGTTTGCCAAATCTGTACTGCTTGGTCCACATGCTCTTGAGTAATCTCGTTAGCTCCTGCTTCCAATGCTACTTTCTGAGCAATGTTCATAATTAAATTTTGTTCGTCATCACTTAGTTGGACTGCTGCTCCAGTCTCTGGGTCTTTCATTGTGGCTGCTCCACCAAACAATAATGGCATCGAAAGCAATCCCGAACTTAATTTAGATTTTTCCCATCCTTTTTTCATTTTAGTAGATTTTTTAAAAGCTTCGATTCCTTCTTTAGTTCCTTTACCACCCCCTTTAACTGTTTTACCAAAGTTAAAAAGTTGTCTTCCTCTTGTAAATAGTCCAGGACCTAGTAATGTTTCTCCAGCTCCTAATGCAACTTTTCCAGGATCTTTTTCATAAATTCCTGTACCTACATTGTAGACTCCTGAACCTACAAAACCACCTCCTACTATCATTTTACCTGCTCCATAAGTTTTTGGATATTTTTTAGCAAGTTGAGTTGCTTTTTTTCCTGTCCAACTTGTTCTTGTACCGAAGATGTTTCTAACTAAAGGACCAATACCAGTTTTTTCTACAGCTGTTTTAGCGTAAGGCTTTGCTATTCTAAGTCCTGCTTTTGCTGTACCCATTATTGCTTGTCCTTTTTTCCAAGGTGCTGCTAACATTGCAGTATTGTAAGCGCCCCCTCTATTGAAATCCCAAAGATATCTTCCCGGTCCTGCTTGCCACGCTCCTTTTAAACCCGCTGGTG